CAAAGGTAAATGATCCAAAGTCCGTTGTAGGGCCTAGTGGAGTGAATTTACCTTTGAAACTAAGGGTGACACCTGGAAGCGTGTTAGCTTCTTCGTCTGGTAGTATTTGATTGCATTGGACATAGTTATCGCCATTACCAATTTGGATAGGCCCTGAGGTTGCGTATGGAACAGCATCGCCTAAATTCGGTGAGTTACCTAACACAGTTGATTCGTGCTGATACACAAACCCAGCGTTGTCTGCTGAAGTTGGGAAATCAAAGACACCTTGGTCAACCCAGCATCCTCTATCAAGTTCACCAATAGACCAGACATTTTCACCATAATTCCAAATCACATATTTGTTTGGTGAGTATTGTGATTCACCGCTTGGGAATCCCCACCATATTTCGTTGAAGTTAGAGTTGTGTCCACCCCAAGATGCCTTTCTGCCTGGCACATTAAGTTGATCGTAAACATAGTCATGCACTTCGCATGGTATTTCTCTAACAGTACCATCGTAAACAAAGAAAGAGTTTTCACCCATCCATGCTGTGAAGTTACCAGTAGAAACAATAGATCTTCTGCTAACTGCTTTACAGTTAGTTCCAGCATCGGCAATACCATACACAAAAGGTGAACCTGCATAGAACATTCTGCTGATTCCAGTATCACTGAAAATAATAATGTCGTTGCCATGTGAAGCTGCCATGATAGCTCTGCCGCCTGTAGGGATTTGTAAATCACCTGCGGTGTTAGTAGCTTTAGATGTCCAATTGGTGTTGTCTTCTCTGTTTGACCATGAGACTTTTCTTGGATCTCCGCCTGAACCAATGGCTACCAAGTGTCTTTCGTTGGTAACGATAATGGCTTGACACCCTGTGGGTGCGTTAGATACGACTGTGGCTATAGTATCAGGTGATCCGCCTGAAGAGTCTGGTCTCCATTGGTAAATCTTGCCATCACCAGAAAAGCAGAAGTTTAAATGTTCACCCCAGTTGTCAAAAGAAAAATGACCTGTGTCTAAAGGTAAACCTGATTGTGAACGAGCATCACCATAGTCTTCTACGTCATAGTGATATGCACCATAACCAAGAGGATCTTGACTTGCATCATTAACAAAACCGACTGGTGTGATATCAGTCCAGGTGTTGTCGTATAAAACATAAACCTTTTCTCTTGTACCAACAGCCAATATTGGTTGGCCCAAGTTATCGTTGTAGGCGTACATCCCAATGGGTGCGCCATCTAGTGCTGTTGCTCTAAGTTTTGTCCAGCCACCTATAGGTTTTAGGTAGCCATTTTCAAAGCGAACTAAATTCCCGTCAACCCAACGACCTTTGTTGCTATAATCAGTTCCGTTCTTGACTATGCCTGCGGGTGGAGTAATTGGGAATAATGCCATTCACTTACGCTGCTAAAGTTTTAGTTTCACTTGTTGGATTGATTTGCCCTGCTATGTTTGAATCAAGGCTATCTTTTAAAGATTGCACCTCTTCTTCACCCATCGCACTCTCGACCCAACCTTGCACCTCTGCTGAAGTAACGCTGTCAAAGTCTATAAAATTTGATAGGTCTGATGTGTCTAACACTTGAGTGCCATAAACACTTGCTGTGTAGGGGTTGCCCTCTGCATCTACCTGAGTATCGGTAGCGTTTAATCTCCAATGCACGTTATAGATAACGTCTGTTTGTCCTTCGTCTGTTGGGTATACGTCTACAGTGTTTACGTCCCAGTTATATGATATTGCCATTTTTATTCCTCGTTAGTTTTTAAAGGTTCTACTATTACTTTACCATTTTCATCAGTCCAATCAGTGTCAATCATATGTTGGTCTTTTCTTTCGCCTATGACCAACCAAGATATAGTTGCTGTTGATTCTGAATTTTCAGATTCAATGGTAAGGATGTTGCCTGAAACACTGCCTTTAACAGCATCCCAGTTTGATTCGTTTGTGGTAAAGCATTGCACTTCTCTGTTAAGAGCTACAAAAGTTCCTTCGGTCATACCTGCTACAGTGTCAATGTTGGCTGTTGCAGAACCAGCTACTAAATCTACTTTACCTCTGTAAATGTTGTCTGCTTGTGGTGCTTCAACAAATGAATGAACAAGATGGTGTGTGTCTGTTTTAGCTTCTAGTGGGTGGTTAATTTTAAAAGAACCTGATGCCTTTGATAAAGCTCCAACATTACTGACAGAGAAAACAGTATTGCCATCAGTCGCAGAATCTACTGTTATTGCATTACCACTTCCATCTTGCCTTACCAACAATGCAGGTCCACTAGAACCTGCTCCATCTTGTTGGACTTTTAAACAGGCTGCATTTGTTGATGTGTTGTTAACGAAACGTCCTGTTATTTCGTTAATTGTTGTCTGACGTGCATCAAACTTAGCTGCAGGCTCAGTAGTACCAATTCCAACATTTCCAGCACTAGTAATCCTCATGCGTTCTGAACCGCCAGTATAGAATAGAGTGGAAGCTACTCCGTTATCGGCTAAAATTACTAAACCTGTACTATCATTTGCGTAGATTCCACCATATCTAGTTCCAGCTTTTTGAAGTCTTATTTCTCCACCTGAAGTGCCATCAATATCTAAACCACCCCAACCTGAACTATTATATACATCTAAATTTACAGTTGGACTAGTCGTACCAATTCCAACATTGCCATCACCTTTTATACGAAATATGTCAGCTCCTGAGTTGTTTTGAACTCTCATATAAGAACCATTTGTTCCGTTCATGCCAGTTGTGGTATTTAAAAACAAAAGTGAATCTGAAAAATCTGAACGACCAGATTGAATCCTTAAAAGTTTACCAACATAAGCTCCGTTGCTTGGTTCAATATGCATAACATCAGCATTGTTTCCATCAACAGCAGCATTTGTAACTCTCAAAGCTATTGCATTTGCTGCACCAACAATGTGAGTTTTTGAATTAGGCGAAGCAGTACCAATACCCACATTCTCACTACTATCAATGGTTATAGCAGTAGCATCTGCATTATCGTCAATACCATTAGATGTAAAAGTAGTAAAAGTACCTGCTGCTGGAGTTGTACCACCAATGACAGAGCTATCAATGACTGCTCCGTCTAAGTTAATTGCTACCGATGTACCAGTAGCACTAAAAACTGCATCAAGAGAATCAAGATCGGTGTTGAGCTTAGTACCCCAGGTATCAGTGGATGCACCGACCTCTGGCTTTGTAAGATTAAGATTAGTAGTAAATGTATCTGCCATAAAAAAATTCCTTTAAGCTGCGTCTTGTTTGCCTAATGTTGTCCAGTCCGTTGATGGAACAGTTTGTTCTGTCCATTCGCTGCTTGATGCAGCTTGATTCGTCCATGTTTCAGCTGGAACTGTAATATCATTCCATTTTAAACCACCAACAGCAGAAAAACTACTGATTTGTGAGATGGTTGCTGAACCTCTGTCTATTTGTCTGCCAATCGCATCAAATCCTGATGTTGCTGATAATACAGCATTGGCACTAATGGTGAATCGACCTGTACCAGTCATGTCAGAAATAGCTGCTATAGAAGAAACGCCACGATCTATTTGTCTGCCTGTGGCCGCCATACCAGATGTTTCTGGTAAAGCCGAAGATCCTAATTTAATTAATACACCAGCAGATGTCATGCCACTGGTTGAGGCTATGGTTGCAGCACCTCTATCGATTTGAGTACCAACTGCACTAAAGCCTGATGCTGCTGCAATGGTTGCAACGCCTCTATCAATTTGTCTACCAGTTGCAGACATTCCAGATATCTGAGCTATGGTCGCTGATCCACGATCTATTTGTCGACCTGTAGCTGAACCGCCTGAAACTGCGGATATGACAGATGCAGCAAATTTAACAACCTCACCATTACCAGTAAAGTTTGAGGTTTGTGCGAGGGTGGATGACCCTAATTTAATGACTGTGCTAACAGCATCAAAGTCAGAAACGCCTGGTATTACAGATACGCCATGGCGTATTACAGAAGATTCGGCAGTAAAGCCTGATGTTTGGGCGGATGTAGCTTCACCAAAATGATAAACAGGAGTGCCATAATCGGCATTCCCGTAACCATATAATCCGTAGCCTATTGAGGCCATGGTATTAAGCTAATGTGATGTCTAAATCACCAGCATCAAATCTGAATACATCTCCTGTTGATACAGTTTTTGAAGTGGTTAAGTCTGCGTATGCAAGTAAGTTACCACTAGATAATGCATCTAAAATACCAACTGCAACCACAGTTCCGTAATCGCCTGTAGCTGTTGGGTATTCAATTGCTGCTGCGTTTGTCGCTGTGGTAGGGTCTGTACCTGAGACAGTAAAAGTAGATGTTTGTCTTGCATAAGATCCACCTGTTACCTCAGTACCACCGCCAGTATCAGTAGGTGCTACTGTATACAAAGCAACATACAATGTTGCAGGTGCTGTATAAGCAGAACCGCCAAATACATGGTCAAGTACCTTGTCTTCTAAATAATCACTAAATCCAGCCATTTTTTATACTCCTAATTATTACCAAAATAATAAATGCTTTTACTGCGTTTTCCGTAAGTTCTTCTTCTTTGCATTAAAGAACCTTTAGCAAACTCTGCTTTTTCTTGCTCTAGTCTCATTTCTTCCAGAGCTTTCTCGAACTGTGCTGTAAATAATGGCACTCGTTCATCTTCCATTAAATAGATTGAAGCGTGTTTAAGTGATCCGTAAAGGT